GTCCCCGACTGTAATTTCCATAGCTTTTAAAGTCTTCAATGCTTGGACAATAAAAAAACCGTACGGGATTCCATACGGTTATCTTATTTTTTGATTACATTAATCATCGCTTTTACAACTGCTATGATAACTAGCATTAAAAACGAAAATACCAACCACCCTAAAGCAATTGATACTAAATCCCAAATAAACATCTTTTACTCCTTTTCTGAGTACTAAATAGCACTTAAATCTATTCTTCTAGTTACTACTTCATCACTACTTGAGCGCTTTGAGTCAAAATGCGGTACTGTCGTACATCGACAGTTAGGGTGAAATGGTGGCGCGTTCAATGCTGGAACCAACTCAGATACTTTAAATATCTTCCCGTTGAACGGTTGGCAAATAGGACACGCTTTTAATTCGGTCATAACTTCATACCATTCAACACCGTTAGCCTCATAGTTGGCACTCTGCGCCTCTGAGTATACCCTTGCTGATTCCGTTACCGCCAATCGTCTAGCGTATCCATAGGAAACATCAAACTCTTTTTTAAGACTGTTAATAAGAATGTTTGTTCCTTTACCTCTTAATACAGTATCCGCAACGCCTTTCTTAACAATATCTCTTAATTCATTCTGTCTTTCCCAAACCCTAGACGACCACGAAGCGTTTTCGAAATTGGCATACACGATAGAGTCAGCAGATATTTTCGAGCTTTCATAACTACCGAGCGTTATATTTAGCACGCCAGCACTAAAAAGATTTTCACGTCTAATCGACTCAACCAAGTGTCTATCAATGATTTCAAACTCACTTAAAGCTAAATCGTATTGATGCAACTTGATATTCGCTTGTAACACTTCTAAACGACTTGTTTTCATCTTCAAGTTATACAATCTCATCAAGTCATTTTCCGCTCTTGTAAAATCCTTGCTTGTTACTTTCTGACCACGTTTCCTCAAACGATCAGCGCGCTCGACTAACTGCTTAGCTTTAAACTCAACATTCACCATATCAAGTTTATCCGCTCGTTGCTTAGCTTGTAATTTCGTTATTCCTTCGCTATCAGCATACTTTTGCCAAAAGCTATCGATTTCTTTTTGAATATTGTTGGCGTGTTGTTGGTAGACTCCCTGTAATTGGAAGGCTACCCTCTTATCCGCCAGCTCCCTTGCCTTTTCCTCGGCACGGTATCTACCTTCCCAGTATTCGTTATTCAACATCGGCTATGACCTTCTTGCTTTCGCTCATTTCAGCGTCTGAGTAGATTTTTTGTTTTTCTAGACGTGTTTCAAGGTCGCCCATAGCTTCTTCTTCTTTTTCCATTCTTTCGATTTCTTTTTGAGGATCATCAATGATAGATAAAACAGATAACTTGGTTTCCTCTGACACTTGACCAGATAACTGTCCTACAATCTGAGCTTCTTCCAGAATGTTTCTTGGTACATTTCTAGTGAACGTATAAGTCAATCCGGTCCATGCGTCCTCGTATACGGTAGTCAAAGGAACACTAAACACGATTCTATACAATCTGTTAAATGCGGATTGTAATTTTCTATCTTTCATTCGAGCAAGGTTGTCCATCGCTTGCAATTTGAAAGCTAGAGCCGTTCCAGACGAATTCCCAAACTCAGACTCAGACATATTCGCTACCATTGAGATTGCGAAAATAGACTCTTTCAGTAAACTGATAAGATTTTCTTGTGTCGTATCTGAACTTGGTTTCTCAAGGAAAGCAACATCAGGTAAAGGCCCGTCTCCATTTTTCCAAAGATTGAAAATCCTGTTCTCTCTGATTTGACTAGCGTCTTCACTTTGTAATTCGACTCCTAGTACTTTCAAGTAAGCATCCGCGAAATAATCTACATCATTCGCTTTCTCACTTCCTGCCTTATTTAAAGCGTTAATCAAAGTTTTGACACTTTCAAAAATACTTTGTCTTTCTTCATTCTCAATCACTTCAACAACTGGGATAGAACTGTAGATGTGCTGAATACGTTCACCAAATCTTACTGCTCCACTCGTTGTAAATGTAGCGTCAATCACTTCATCATTCGTTATAACTTGACCGACTCCTGTTTGATTGCTCTCATTAAACGTATATCTAACGGCAAATAATGGTCTTTCCTCAATACTGTTATCATGCACGATAAACATATTAACAGGACTGTTATACGTCGCTCTGGTCTGTTTGTACTCATCTTGATAAACATAGATGAACGCATGACCGAACACGCTTGACATTTTTGCAAGCTCGAACTCTGAGTCTTCCATGTCGTTAATCTTACGAAAATCAGCGACAAACTGATTCACGTTTTCGTCATCATGCTTGATTTTAACTGGAACACCGATTTGATAACCTGTGAACGTATCGACAATGTACTTAGCGTAGTTAAACACCAAACGATTATCAGGCTTCCAACTTTCTTTTTTAGACATTTTCAAAACTTCATGTTGTGAGAGGTACATATCCTCACTCTCAACATAATTCTTAACTAGCTTACTCATGTGAAGCCTAATCGCTTCAGTTACGATTTCTTCGGTCACTACATCGCTTGTTGTTGTTATGACTTTTCTTTTGTTAACAAAAACTTTTGCCAAATTTAAAATCCTCCTTTAAACATTTTGATTTTACTTCCAGTACCAGAATGCTGTGAGTAAATCGCATACCGAACCGCGTCTAGCACGTCATCATTCTCTTTTACTGGTTCGCCTGTCTTTTCATTCCAGATGTACTGGTAAATTTCATCCTTGAACTTGCTGACCTTGTTTGAAACAACAAAAAAACGCCCAGCTTTCATCAGCTTAGCGACTTCTTCAATACCAGATAAAACCGATTTATTGGCGTTAAATGTTCTTAATCTTTCTCTTTGAAATCTAGCAACATGTTCAGGTCTTGCGCTATCTGCCCAGAAAGTAATATCGCCGTATCGTTCTTTGATATTCTTAGCAACATCAACCCAAAAGTCTATCTCTTTGTACTGATACGCATGTTCTTCTAACAGATAAACGTCGCCGTCTGGAGTTTCTCCTATAACGACGATAGAGCCGTAGTGTTCATAACCCCAGTCAACGCCAGCGTATATCTTAGTGATATTTTTTGGAATGCTATCCACAAACATATCTTCACTGAAATCACGATAAACAACGCCCTCACCAGTTACCCACATACCTAGAATGTCTCTATCGTAAAACACGCCTTCTGGAGTAGCATTCTTGATATTATTGCGATATCTTTCAGACATGAACGTGTTATCATCCAGCTTGAAATGAAAGTCTATAATCATATCATCACCAGAGTTTATATAATCCCGTCTGAGCCAGTGTGTTGGAATGTCGGGGTTACTATCCCAAACAATCCGCGCTCCTTCTCCAGAACAACGTGAGATGATTTCTTTGAACACTTGTTCGTTTGCAAGAGATGCCTCGTTTACGTAAGCTCCATAAGCAGTAAACCCACGAGCACGCTTTAACCCAGAAATTGAACCAGTGTAGACCTGAATCACCTTAACTCCGCAAAGAGTAAAAGCTCCGTGCTTATCGTATTTCGGTTCAATATCAAACATGTTGTACAGTTCTTGAATGATGTTGTTTTGTATCGATGTTGAAGACGTTCCAGCTAAGATGTACATCGGTTCATCAATGTTTAATCTATCTGCTGTCTCTCTTACTCGTGCAATCTCATTCATAAAAACTATGTTATTTAGAACAGTCTTACCTGAACGTTTCGCACCATGCAGTCCACAAATAAAGAAATCATCATTCAATACTCGTTTAAGGACTTGTTCTTGTTTAGGGGTGAACTTATTCGTCATCAAATGCACCTCTTAAAGCCTTAGCGAAATCTATCAGTTTGTCATCTTGTTCGCTATCCCCACCGATTTGTGATTGTAGTTTTTCAATTTCAAGTTTTAGTTTCTTATCAGCTAACTCTAAGTCGTTGAAACTCATATTGTTCATGCCTTCTAGCGATGCAAGGAAAGCATTAGAATTAGCTTGTCTTACTCCTTCTTTCTCAATACTAACTTTAGCTTTGTTCTTGAGCCACTCATATTCATTGAACGCTTGCTCCCTAGACCAAAGCGCCATATTTGAGAATTGTTTTAATAGTTCCCTGTACCTTACCCGAATCTTACCGTCTTTAAATAGATTGCTCGCTTTTGAGTCAACAGTCTCATCGCTCATTTTTTCGGCATTGTACGCTTGCCTGTACGCTTGTCTTTGAGATAGTCCAGCGACTACTCCTTGAACAAACATTTCTTGTTTTATTGTTAACTTACTCACTCACTGAACCACCTCCCAATGAATACATAAAAAAAGAGCCGTTTAGAACGACTCACACATTTTAAATAAAAACCCCTCAAGCTGGAGGGCTCGAAGGGAAAAGAATGTTAGGAGTTCCAACCATGAATAACAGTTCGTTGGAATTTTCGCCATTTAATTGGCTATCACTCGTGTCGGGCTTGAACCGACGTTTCGCGCTGAAATACATAACAGTAGAAGATACAAACTTTTAAAGGAGCTGACATTATGATACAGGTTTTATAAATGAGCGCGCGTGTTACGTTACACTACCGAGCGTAAAAACGGGGCGTCAGGTTTCCCCGCCTTAGAAAAAGAGTGTAAAAAGAAATAGCTTTCCGCTAAACTTTCACAATACAAATATATCGTAAAAGCTAGTGGAAAACTACATCGTTTTTTCTAATGTTTTATCTACTCTATCCTCTGTATCTACTCTATCTTTTGTATCTTGTTCTTTATCTTTATTTTTATTTATTTCTTTATCTTTATTTATTTCTTTATCTTTATCTTTATCTTTTTCTTCTCTACTCTTCTCTTTCTCTTCTCTATGTAACAATGTTACACAATCAGTCACATTGTTACTTTTATCTGTCACATTGTGACAATTCTTGTTTTTTATTTATTTTTATTTATTTCTTTTTCTTTGTCTTTTTCTCTCTCTTCCTCTTTCTCTTTTCTATTCTTCTCTATCTCTTCTCTTCTCTTCTCTGCGTTACCGTTTGTTTCATGAAACGTTTCTTGTAACTCGTTATCTGTTTCATGTAACATTTCTTGTTTTTTCGCTCTCAAAGTTTAAAGCGTATTCGCTAGTCCTAACTTGTTAGCGAAAATCTCTAAAGTTTTATATCTGATATTGTACGCTTGACTCGTCGACCAACCTACACGCTTTGCGACGTCTTCCCACGTTTCAATACCGCCATTTTTGAAATATTTTTCAACGATTAGCGTTTTAAAATGCGGGTTTATCATTTCGATGACGTCCAACGTATACTCGATAGCGTCTTTCGCGTTTTCTAAAAATACGAGGCGTTCGTCTGACAATTGCTTGATTACCATATTTTCGACTGTTTTCGCTCGTATGTTGCTCTTACCGCCTCCCACATTTTCGTCAATCTCTCGTACTGCAAGTTCCGCTTTCCTTAGTAGTATTTTCTTGTCGTATGAATAATATTCTTTAAATAGTTTCTCAAAATATGCTAGTTCTGACTTATCCATGTATTCCCCTTTGCATTTCCTTTAGTATCTTTGATAATCGTTCTAACCCTTTGTTGCTTGGTTGTTTATTAAATCCTTTTTCAAGCTCTTTATTGAATATTAGCCCCGCTTGTAACCATTTGTCCGACGGCGATTTTATTCTAAAGAGTTTTCTTAAAAATTTATGTGTTCGAGTGTGTTTAATACATTTGTGCATAACTACCTCACAACACTTTTTAACAATTGGTCTATCGTTTGTTGTCGTTGTAGAGCGTTTAAAATCTGTTCTCCCGTTTCTTTTACACATACTTGGCCGTCTTCAAATCCGTGCCCATATACCCATGTAAACAACTTTCCGTCGTCGTTTACATACGTTTCAATACAAGTGATATTATTAACGCTTATCGTGTATTTTCTTGTTTCTTGGTTTGCGTCTGTTAGTGTAATAAATTTCATTGTTCTTTACTCCTTTTCCATTCTCTCCTTGACTTCCTTAAAGACTTCTTCCATGTTCTGGTCGGGTATAATGTCCAGTATCTTTAAATGGCCGTATCCGTAGCTATCCATATCTCTTACAGTAAGCGTCTCGTTTATTTGTAACTCGTTTCCCTTACGCGCTGGCGTTCTGTATATCTGATATACTTTATCTCGGTTGTGTTCGTCCGATCTAGCGTATTCTATCAACTTCTTAACGGCCTTAGCGCTAGCCAGTACGCTTACTGTATCGTACCTGACTGTAATAATCTGAGCTAGTTCTATCCCATTTTCTACTCTTACGGCTACGTCTTTAATTAGTGATAGGTCGTATATCTCTAATGTACTAATGTTATTATCAAGCGTTAACTTAATCATTATCAGTAACCCCCGTTGATATATCTCTCTATGTCTTTATCATTCGTGTAGCATTGAAAACTTTTCATTTTTTGCCCGCTTTCCTCAAACTTTTTAATAACGTCTTCCACTGGCTCGAATACCGTTATATTTGTTTCAACGAATTTCGGTTTGCCCTCTTTATTCCACGTTAAACCTCTATAGCAAATGATTGTTTTTCGTCCGCCTGTTTCGCCTTGTATGCGGTCAATGTTGGTTGCGTCTATCTTTACGTATCTTGTTCCCGCGCTGTCCGCTTGTAAGGTTAAGGTCATACCGTCGCCCCCCTAGTCAATGTATAGCTCTTTAATTCTGTCGCCGAATTTCTCGATAGCGTCCATACAGTCCTTATAATTACGAAAATATCCGAACTGTACAAAACTATCTGTACCGTACATAGACACACTTTTTAAATATCCATCACTATCAGCCGCCACAAAATATTTAGACATGTTAAAATCTTTCCAATTAGGTGTCCAACCGTTATTACGTTCGTTTTTGAATTGGTTAAACTCATGTAATAGCGCTCGTCTGTCGCTTTCTTTTTCCGCGTCTTCGACTGTTTTAAATGCATTGCCTTGTCTAATTACTCTTTCCCACGCTAAAATGTTGACGGGTGGTATTAGTTCGCGAACACCCCCACCCTCGTCTAGAAAATAACGATCGTTTGTATTAATACGGTTTAATCGTTCTAGTTGTTCTTTCTTGTGCGCTAGTTCGCTTTCAAGTTCCGCGATTTCCAACTCTATTTCTTTTTGTTTTGTATCGTTATTCATTTCTTTTCATTCTCCTTTTGTAGCCTGTATAGCTTTTCTAGTACCTTTTTACAATACTCATTAGTTCGTGCGTTTTTTAAAAGCGGGTGCCTTGCGTCCATTTTTCTAAATAGCTCTATCGAACGTGTAAGGTCTTCTATTTCCGTTTCAATATCTACAGCCCTAGCATGAATATTAGTTTTTAAATAAAGTGAGAAATGTTTATTACACACGTAACACTCTTTGTAAGTACATTCGTTTTTTAGGTCGTCCATGGTTAAAAAGCTCTCAATGTCTAACCATTCTTTACAGTAGGGGCATATAACCTTACTCATAATTTCCATACGATTACCCCTTTAGTTTATATTCAAGGTCTTTTCTATGATTGGCGTACATTTGTAACTCGCGGTGTCCTAGATTCATCATAGTTTTTAACGTGTTTAGAATTAATCTGAACCATACTTTGTCCGCGTTCCCGTTTAAAATCTTGTCGAAAGTATGATTAGAAACCATTAACAACTCGCGGGCTTTACGTTCGCCGAACTCGTCTATAATTGCTTGTAATGCGTCCGCTACAACCGCGGGGCTCTTTAAATATTCGACGTCCGGTTTTTTCTGTTCCTCTCCCTCTAGTCTAACTACCGAACATTTAAATTTTAGTTTGTCCGCTACCTCTCTAGCGTATTTCTCACTTGCGAATTGTGTTGCGTTAAAATCGAATTTGTTTAGCTTGATTAACACGCGCGGGTGCTGCCTATCTAAATAGCCTTGTTCCGTTGTAAAGTCATGCGTACCCGCTTAATATAAATTTCCAATCTTGATTAAATAGTTACTCATTTTCTAATATCCACTCCCGAATTACTTTTATTGTCGTTTCGTTAACACGCTTACCGTTTTTGAAATTGCTTAACGTCATCTCGCTTGTTCCGATATTTCTAGCAAGCTCATGTAATGTATACCTATCGTTTTTTTCGCGTATCTTGTTAAAGCGCGGTATAAGTTTAAAATGCTCTACTTGGTCATAATTTCCATTCCGGCCCCGTGCCGTTCTTACTGTCGCGTTCCTTTTCTGTTTCTTGTCATTGTAGCCGGAACCAACCAACCGTTTTTTACGCTTGTTAAATAACCGTTTGTCGTTTCCGTATTGGATCACGTAATTAAACTCTAGCTCTTTAATTATCGGATAGCCTACCCCGTCTATAATTATTTCTGTCTTTTCTCGTACCAATGTCTGACCTCTTTTTCTTTAATTCCACATTTACACATTTTTGTAATCAGAACGGTAATTCCGAATCTTGCACATCGAACACATCTCCATTGGACGTAAACGGGTCGTTATTTGCAAAATTTCCGCCCGTATTCGCGTTTTTATTACCGTTGAACGTATTTACATGTCCGCCTTCAAAACCTTCTCTACTGCCTTCTAATTGTCTTGTAGCGTTGCGCGGTTCTAATAAGCTAAAGTTTTCTGCTAGCACCTCTGTCACGTACACTTTTTGTCCTTGTTGATTTTCATAGTTTCGTGTTTGAATACGACCCTCAATCCCTACCTGTGAGCCTTTGTGTGTAAAGTTTGCAAAGTTTTCCGCCGCCTTACGCCACATTGCGCAGTTGATAAAATCTGTTTCCTTTTCGCCGTTTTGGTTCTTAAAATTTCTTTCTACCGCTACCGTGAAACTAGCGTATGCAGTCCCGTTCGATGTGTAGCGTAAATCTACATCCCTTGTTAATCGTCCTACTAATACTACGTTGTTAATCATTTTCTACATCTCCTATATATTTTTTCCATTCGTCAAGGTTTCCCTTTTGAATCTTGTTTACTCGTTTAAATTCCTTGATTGCTTGCGCTTTGAGTGGCAATACTCCATCTTGCCGCGCCTGGTCTGTTACTGGAATAAAGTATCCAGTACGTCCGTTTCTTACTCCTACAATAACGATGCCGTAATTGTTGATTAACTGATCTATGATTTTCTTCACTCGTCTTGTAGAAAGTCTTGTCTTTGCTACAATGTCTTTTATATTCACTCTGCGTTCGTCACTAATCGGGATAAGCGATAGGACTACTCTTTCAATCGGTGTCATTTGTTTACTCATATTGCCACCCTCCTTTTGTCTTTTTAACTTTCAGTAACGCGGTATTGTATCGTTTCATAAATAGCTTTTTCTTTAGCTTGAATACGTCTGTTTCCATTCCTTTTACGTCAACGTAAGTCAGCGTGCCGTCATTTTCTGTAATGATGAAATCAACTACATAAAAGATAGGTCTGATTTTCCCTTTGACTCCTTCGACGTTAAAGCCTTCTTGCAGCAACATTCTTTTTTGTCGTTCAAACCCTAAGATTTGACGTTCCGCCACTTGTTGCTTTAAGTGTAAATAATAATCGCCTTCCGCTTTGCTATCAAACTTGATACCGTCAATTTCTACTTTCTTTGCGTTGTACTTAGATGTTCTGAACATTTATTTATTAGTTGCTCCCTCTCTTTCTTTTGCTCCCTGGATAAGTTTTCTCTTTCTTTCAAGGTAACCTTCATCAGTGGTTTTTAAGTTAGCGATTTGTTTAACTAGTTTTGCGTATTGTTTTGGATTAGACTTGTAAAACTGTATTTCTTTTTCTGCCTCGCTCATTTATCCTCCTGTTATTTTACCCAGTCGGGTACAATCTCAACGTAACCGCTAGGCTTGTTGTAGTTATTCTGTTTTTGTTTTTGTCTATCGTTACCCTCCGCTAGTGCTTTCTCAAGGGTATCAATTCCTTTTTTATCCCAATCAACCATAATCGCGTTTGCGTATCTGAATTTTAAAACATTATCCTCAACTGATATTTCTAGCGCTCGTTTAACGAGTTCAGGGTTTAAATCATTACACCATTTCAAAATTGATTGACGAATATAGTCGCTAGTCATTCCGAAATGATTTTCGTAAAAATTTAAAACATCAGAAATTTGTTTTTGAGCTGTTGTTGTTGCTGGTTCGTCTGCTAGGTTTTCAGCTTCGTTTGTTTCTGCTACTACAACTTTATTTTTATTTAATTTAGTTTTATTTAGTTTTATTTTATTTAGTTTTATTTTATTGGCATGGTTTAGTAATGCTTGAGCATTGCTTGAGCATTGCTCAGGTAATGCTTGAGCATTGCTTGTATCTTCAGATTGTTTATTCCACCGTGCTTCTGCTGCTTTTTTTGCTTTGGATTTTCGTTGTTGCGCTCGTACATCCATCATTTCCATTCGCTCATTAAAGCTATCAGAATAGAAATATTTACCATCTTCTGTAAATTTGAATAAGTCGTAATTCTCAACAACTTGTTTTACTTTTTCGGCATCTACTCTTAAATCAAAAGCTAGTGTGTCGTAATCGATTGTGCTTTTGTAACCCTCTTCTTCTCTTAAACGTTCAATCAACATGAAGAAGATTCCATAACCTTCCGCACCTAACTTCATTCGAACCTTCATTAATTTGTCCGAATTTCTTGCGTTGCTATCGTGTGAGAAATAACTTCTCATTCGGTACCTCCTTTCTCCCTATTTTCCGATTTTCAGTTCTTTCACTGCCTCCTCGTTTAGTAGGATTGGCTTAATATGATATTTATTTTCAAATGCGATTTCTCCTATCGTGTGCCGTTCCGTGTGATGCGTTCTACATAGGCAGTAGTAAAATCTGTTTGCGTGGTCTATCTTGTTCCGATTGTTTCCCATTCCTACTGCATCTACATGATCTACATCGCTATGTTGTTTCCCACAAATAAAGCACGTCCGATATTTAACAAACAGAAACGCTAGACGGGCCATGTCAGCTGCTTGATAGTATTCTTTAAAGTGGAACGGTATGTCATTTTGGAAACAAAACTCGATAATCAGTTCAATCAGTTGATTAGCTTGAGTAATGCTACAGTGGTTCATCGCTAGGCTTAACCCTTCCACGTTGTACAGCTCACTGTAATACGCTTTGAACATATCCTTGACCCATTCCAACGGATAACCTGTGTAGTCGCTCACGTCTCCAAATAACGCATGTATGAATTTTTGTTGTTTAGGTGTGATGCTACGTTTATCAATAACCGTCACTTTCAAGCGGATATTTTCGCCTTTATCTGTCCTTCTTCTAGCTTCTGTAAGGTTAAAATCTTCTTCTAGCGTTATCTGTATATCGTGCTGATTAACAGCCTTGAGTTTTCCCTCGTAATCCATTACGCCCCTTCACGCGTTCCTGTTAAAGGTTCGGGGATACTTTGCAACATCTTAATTGCTCTATCTAGTAATGTATCGCTCCATTCTTCAGTAGGTGCGCCTTGAACTTTGGATTGCATTTCTTTGAATTTCTCGAACCGTTCGGGTGTTGACTCTGCTAGTTGTTGAATGTAATCGCATTTAGATTGTTTTTCTGCACTGATTTGAGGCCCTTTCTTTTTTCTTCCGTTACCGCTTGCCTCGTTTCCGTCATCGTCTTTGTCTGATGTGATACCAAACACTGCGCTCAACGCATATCGTTTAGCGTATGTGATTGCACTACCGTATGCTTGAGGTGTTTGTTTTTCGGGTTTCATTCTCACACTAGGAAACTCAATATATTCCCCTGATTGATGTAGAATAATTGTTCCAACCTCGATATTTCCGTTATCGTCGCCACTTGCATACTGCATGAACGAAATTCCTAATGGTCCTGCTGCTTCCGTGATTGCTTCAACTACATTTTCTAAAGGTACATATTTGCTTTTGAAAAATGGGTTGTTTGCATCTTTTAATGGTTGTTTTAAATTCTTCTGAAATTCAGACATTGCTTTTGATAAGTTTTCAATGCTCTCTGATTTGTTTAACATGTTTCACTCTCCCGCTGTTATAATCGATGACTCTAAGTAGTTTTCTTTCAAGTATTCGTCTACGTCATCCTCGTTAACGTAATCTCCACCTAATAGGTAGTAATTACATTCCTCGTCTGTTTTTTCTCCTTTCCAGTCATACGCTTTAATGCGTGTCACTGGTGGTTCTGTTAAATATAGGTTTCTTAGATATTCTTCAACATCGTCCTCAAGGACTTTATCCCCACCTATAATTCTGTACTGATCTCCACGATAGATTTCCATCCCATTCCAATCGTATCCGTAAACTTTATCCTCGGGCGGTTCAAGATACCTATTGTGTAATGCTTCAAAACTGCCGTACATTGTGTTATACTCTCCTTAGATATATTTAGTTAGTCAGCGTTCCCGCGCTGGCTTTTTTTATTCCACGTTTCCTGAAAATCAGGTTCTACATATTGCCCACTTCTAATTAGATTCACTTTTGATTCGTGTTGTTCAACCGCCTTTCCTACTAAGAGCACAATGCTAATCATTGCGATAATGATTCCAAAAGCTAAAATGTACCATCCTAGCATCCATCTCATGAATGGGATGAATTGTACCCTTGTTTTTCTTCTTTGTTCCGTTCTCATCGTTTTCTCCTTCCATCCCATACTCTCTGTATTTCATCAATCATGTTCGCTTGATATTTGTATGGTCGTGTATCTGTTCTTCTTGCTGCAACCACCACAGGATGGTTTCTAATCTCGCTTTTGTGCCAAGAACTGGAACTTGTTCCAATCGCTTCACATAACTCTTCAGTCGTTATCCACCTTTGATTATTTCTTGAGTCAATAAACGGTTTTATTAATCCAACAAATTTTTCTGGGTTTCTTTTTACGACTTCGAAGAATATCGGTTCGTAATAATCAAGCGTTGATTGTTCCATGGTTTAAACTCCTTTCGTTTTTTTAGCGTTGGCATTCGTATCGTCTTCTTTTTCTTAAAAACATTCCTTATTTATGAAACAAGTGTTATAATATCCTTGCCTACCTCTTTTGAAATCCTAGTAGGCAGAAAGGATGATGATGATGAAAATATTATTGTCAGAATTTTTGAAAGGTACTGTGTCTCAGTAGAATTTGGATTCATTTGTAGGTTTACCTTTTGCCTACCGCACCTGGCTAGCAGGGTTCAATAGGGGTAGTTAGCTTTTTCGGTCGTATTAGCTATACGACCAAACAGAACAATAAATTAGCTGCCGTTGAGAAAATGGCGAAAAAGCTAGTCTCTAAAATCGAGAATCAAAATCTATTTCAACTACAGTGTCAGGGACGATACTGGCGAAGTGTTGTTGGTTACCGTTATTAACTTGAGCAGAACAATTTCCGTAGCGTGTCTTATATAACGGATAAGACGCGTTTTTTTATTTAAAAAGTTCATTCAAATTAATATCCTCTCCGTAGAAATCTTTTAACTTCTTCAACACTTTGTAACTAGGATTCATAAAATCATTTTCGATTTTCACGTAATACGATTTACTGATCCCTAATTTTTTCGCCAATTGTTCGTGAGTTAAACCACGTTCTTGGCGAAGTTTTTTTAACATTCCGCTTCCTCCTTTCGTGTTGTTTTCAAACTCAACACTAATCGTATTTAGGGGTAATTCTGACTCTAAAACCTTCTGCGCTGTCAATATCATCTGCCGTGATGACTGCAATGGTTTTAGGGTCTTTTTCGTCTGTTTCTACGACAATTTTTGTGATATCAGATAATGTTTCAACACTCATATTATTTCCTCCTTAAATCGTTGCTTTTCGGGAACGTTTTATGTAAAAAAAATTGACAAGTCATCAACTTTTAATACTGTCGCAATAGCTGCCAAATCATCAGCACCGACGTCTACATTCCCATTCTCTCTTTTTGCCAACCAAGTTCGATTTTTGCCTAACTTAATCGCCACCTCTTCTTGAGAGAGATTTCTTGCAATTCGTTCAGCTTTCAAACGGTTAGGGTTAAATAGAATCTTTTTCAAACTCTCATCACCTCCTTCAATGTATGTTGCATTTGTGTGTTCGTTTTATGCGTTTTGTACGACTAATTTCTTAACCGTGACCTAATAATATCACTATCGTTCCCGTTTGTCAACACATAAAATTAAAAAAAATAAAAAATGTTTCTTTTTGGGAACATTAGTGTTATAATAATCGCATAAATAAAGCAAAAGGAGGAGCTTCAAAATCATGAGAACTAATTCCGAAATCGTTGATATTATTATCGACTTATGCAATCAAAAAGGATGGAGCTTGAGTGAGTTCGCTAGAAAATTGGGATTGCCTAAATCATCCATATCAAGATATTTTAATAAAAGTAGACAATTACCAATCAATAAGATTAATTTATTTTCTGATGTTCTTGGGGTCAGTTCTGAATATCTTCTTGGCATTCAAACCATAGCTTCAGATAGAAACAAAACTCAAAATGAGTTACTGAATGTATACAACAAACTAGAATCCAAGAGACAGTCTAAAGTATACAACTTTGCTACTGAACAACTTAATGAACAAAAAAATAAGATAACAAACATCAACGATTATATTGAAGAAGAAATAGACTGGTATGAAGTTAAGTTTTATGGAAGTATTTCTGCTGGTACTGGATTGTATCTTGATGATGAGCAAGTAGAAACAATTAGCTTTGGTGCTGATATGGTTCCAAGTGGTACTGATTTTTGTTTAAAGGTCAACGGTGACTCAATGGAACCAATGTTCAACAATGGAGATTATGTGTTTATCAAACGAGAAACTGATTTTAGAAATGGAACAATCGGTGCAGTAATCGTTAATGGTGAGGCTTATCTTAAAAAGATATATATTACAGATAATTCTATTAGATTGGTATCATTAAATAAGAAATATAAAGATATTACAGTATCTGAAGATGATACATTAAATTATGTTGGAACTGTAGTGTTTTAAAACAAAAAACACCACACTACGAATCTTGGCGGATACAGTGTGGTGAGTTCAAAATTTACCCTAAAATAGGGCTATTTATTATGCCCTATTTTACCACAAATAGAAAGGTTGGTAAACTATGGCAAGCATTTATAAACGTGGAAAAACTTGGTCCTACAAAGTATATTACTATGACAACGGCAAGCAAAAGGCTGTATCTAAGAGTGGATTTAAGACAAAAGCTGAAGCCAAGGACGCATCCATCCTTCGTGAGAATGAAATGCTGCAGGGAAAGGACTTTGCCAAAGAAAGAATGCTTCTTGCAGATTATATGGAAAATTGGAAGAAACTGTATAAAGATGGCACTGTTTCTTTAGGCGTTTCCAAGCGCATAGATATGATCATACGATATGTAAGAAAGAATTTTAACGTAATGCTCAAGGATATCACTCACGATAGCTATCAAGCTTATATTAATAAATTAGCTGAAAGGCTATCCACTGAATCTGTAGCTAAATATCACACCTACACAAGTGGCGCTATTAAGCATGCGGTCCAGACTAGGGTTCTTATGTATAATCCGTGTGAATTCGTCAAGATTAAGGGAAATGATGAAAGAGCGTTCACTGAAGAAAGCAAATTCCTATCCTTTGAAGAGTATCAAAGACTATATGCAGCATTATTAGATGGAATCAATCCTAGATATCAATCTCGATATATTATTCTTTTAGCCATGGTAAGCGGTATGCGCTTCGGAGAATGTCTCGGATTGACCTGGGATAATTTAGATAAAGAAACCAATACTGTAAAAATCGAAAAAGGATTCGATTCATTGCACACTAGAGATTTCACGGACGGAAAAACCAAAAATGCAAAACGAACTATTATCATTCCAGACGAAGTAATGGAACTATTGTTCCAACTTCCGAAAGATACGGAAAGAGTGTTCCACGACATCACAAATAATGGAGTCAAAAAAACTCTCGATAATACACTTAGAAAAGCGAAAATCAAGAGAAAAATTAGATTTCATAGTTTAAGACATACACACGCAAGTATTTTATTGTCGCAAGGTGTACAAGTCGTTTCAGTTAGCAAAAGATTAGGACATGCTAACCCAACTGTTACTATGCAGACGTATGCCCATGTTATTAAAGAATTAGAAGTTTCAGACAATGAAAAAATAATAAAGATTTTATCCCACGGAACATCCACGGAACAAAACCTTTGAAAAAGCCTATAAATAAGCATAAAAAATGCCCCCTACAGACTACAATTAACGTTTCGTAGCGTTTCATAACGTTGATTTTTACTATCATATCAACGTTTTCGTTTCTTGTTAAATCTTACGTTTTCGGAATTCACGGAACAAATACGGAACAACTCGATTCTTTAAAAATGCGCAAAAAAATAAAGCCTACCAATTAGGTAGGCTCATTTTTTATATATTATCTATGAACTTCTTTAGCTGTAATCAATCCATCAGGTTCAACAGTAAATTCAGGCTTATCAGACATTGTTCCATCTTCATTGAGATAGTACCATCCGTTTCCGCTCTTGACGAATTGTTTAGAAAGCATATTACCACCTTGTCTATCAAGGAAGTACCATTCGTCTGCGTATTTAACCCATCCTGTTACCATTTCGCCGTCTGATCTGAAGAAATACCATTCGTTATTAATCTTCTTCCATCCAGTAGCCATAGCACCGCTACTATCAAGCCAATACCATGCACTCGCACGTTTAACCCATTTGTTTAAGATGCAATAGCCACTGCCATCGAATAGATACCACACACCATTAATGTATTGCCATTTGTCTTTAGGATAGCTACCGTCTTTATTTTGATACCACCATCCTGTGTTATCTTTTTGCCATCCTTCTTTGATTTCACCTAAACCGTATTCAATATCATGTTTGAATTGTTCACGACTAATGCCCCATTTAGCAAGATAAGGGTAAGGGTCAACGTGGTCGCTTTCATTATCGGGTTGATGGTATGTGCAGTAGTAGTGTGTTTTAATTCCTTCTAAATCGTCAGAATCAAGCGTTTTAGGAATACCTGCTTCATCAGCAAGATTACGTAGCAATTCTACATATAATCGATAGTCTGTCATAAATTCTTCCATTGTAGAATGACTTTCAATCAATTCAACGTGTCCATAGCCTTCATAGTTCCAACCGCCCCCAACATCGTATGCACCCTTATTTGTATACCATGTTTGCAATACACGACCGTTACCTACTACGTGAGAAAAGAATCCCGAATTAACAGGTCTGCGCATGTGGTAATCTGCTTCGTTGTAAACTGTGGATCTAGAATTTCCAGTTGAGTGTGCGTGGATTTGACGATAAGGTTCATATCCGATTTGTGGTAAATCCGTTCTAAGTCTGCTTGTATCAATTTCCATTTATATATTCCTCCTTATGTTGTAGGCCAAGGGTCGTCTGTGAAATAACTTATATTAGAAACCCTGATGTCGCCGATGTCTTTGTCTGCTGGTATTTGGTCTAAGAATTGGAAACGTAAGTGGTTTGCGTCTCCGTAGCCCCCGAGATACCATGTTCCATAAGCTACCCCATCATCGTTATAAATCGGTCCGATTAATGAAGTGGCTGTTCTGTAGCCATAAGGCATTTGACCATTCGTTAAAATGAAAACTTTCTTTTCACGGTTTCCCGGATGCGCCACGAATCCAAGCCCACCACGGCGAACAATACCGAACCAACCCCATTGTAAACCACCAAATTGTAATTGCACAATGTCATTAATTCTTCGTGCTTTTACGAATGAATTACCTAATTTAGATGCTGCGTTTAGCGTCTTCCAACCGGTATCACCGTCTAATACTGCCCAACCTGTGTTGCCTGAAGGAGTTCGTTTAATCCATTTCAGTGCACCATTTGTTTTAGCTGTGTCAACATAAGTTTGACCTAGTTTACCTTCTACTTTACCATTCGGCATGCCAGTACCAGTAAGTTCGCTAGATGAAGTTGGTGCATCTTGACTAGAAGCTGGTAAATTAACACTACCGCCCCCGTCAGACAAAATAAGCGTGTTTCCTGATAAAGTTAATTTTTGAGGAATACCCACACCATCACGACCGTTTTCACCTTTTGGTCCGATAGGACCTTGAGGACCGATTGGGCCTTGTTCCCCACGTTCGCCTTTTGGTCCAGTCTGACCGTCTTGACCTCTTTCACCTTGAATACCTTGCAAACCTTGAGGCCCTTGCAGTCCGTCCGCCCCTCGTTCTCCTTGTGGTCCTGGTGGTCCTTGTGGTCCAGGCTCTCCTCGTTCGCCACGCTCGCCTGATTTTAATTGAACGGCTTTTAGCTCGTCTTTAGTCGCGAGTGTTTCCGCTTGAGTTTCCAACGTCTGAACGCGCATTTTTAATACTGTATCGTTATACGGCTGTGGTAGTTCCGTTTTTTTAGCGTATTCTTCTAGGCTCTGATGCTCGGTTAAGTAGCCTTTAGATTCCAATTCTTGCTTGGTAACTAATTCGCTAGTATTCACGCTTGGTTTGTGTTCCAAAACTTCCAAGCGTTGCTTGATTTCTGTATCGTTATATACAGTATCATTATCTGTCTTGTTTTCTAACGCTGTTACACGCTCTCTAAGGGCGCTATCGTCATATACGGTATCTTTATCTGTCTTTGCCTTTAAAGCTTCAATATCGGCTGAAATATGGCTGATTTCAGCACGTTCAACTTTGTTTTCTAGTTCTTGTTTCGTAGCAAAAGTACTTGTATCAATTTCTGGTTTCGTTTCAAGTGCTTGTAAACGGCGTAAGATTTCAGAATCGTCAAAAGTTGCGCCCTCGACATGGATATTCTTGATTGCTTCTTCTAGTTCTGCTTTCGTTACAATATCCGTTACAGCGACAATCCTTTTAGTTTCTTTCTCAATAACGGGCAATTCGCTATGTTTGTCAATTTCAGATACACGAACCCAAAACGAGAACTTAAGAATGTCTGCCGATTGTACGAGCTTTTCAGCATAAACATATCCATACACGATTTCATCGGTTGTAATTAAGCTAGTATCGAATGGAACAGTTGCGATATTATTTTCAACCACTCCGACGACTTCCAAGAAGCGATTCGTCGTTTTAAAATGGAATAACACTATGATTTTTTCAGCGTTGACTCCATTCAATTGTAACTCGATGAATGCGTTATTCTTATCATGAGAATAGAATTCCTCTTTTATGTTGTAAACATTATCTCGGACGTTGGCGCAAACGCCTGCTTGTCGTTTAATAATTTTTTTCAAAGATTATCCCCCTTTCACACAAAATAAAGAGGAAGCCTTAAGACTTCCTATTTTAGTTTAATCTTCGCTAGGTTCGTGATACCCAAGCGCTCTTGTGCTGTCAGTCAGACCAGCTGTTGTAGGGTCGTTGACAATACCAACAATCATTAAAACAGCAAACAAAGCATTGATAAACACTAATAATTTATCGATTGTTTCGCCTAACTCTAAACGAACGTTAAATACAGCTAGAAACGTTTGTAGCAACAGTGCTAAAGCTGGCACTAACGTTAGCCAAAATGTTTTATTTAATACTCGTACTTTCCAGTTAATTTTG